GACTTCGTCGGAGCAACCCTTGAGGGCTTCGATAACCTCATCCTTGGAGAGTTTGCTGATGTCCATTTCGGAGTTCTCCAGTGTTATCTTTTCGTCCCGAGCGAACACCCCGTCCGTGACGCGGCAATCGGGACCGTTCCTTGCCTCGTCAACCAACGCCAAATGGTTTCCGCATTTGAGGTCGGACTGGATGAAATCGTACTTCTCGCCGTTGAACACTCCCCTGCTCGGCGTGAACGAACACGAGTATGCGAGCGAAAGCTCCCTCTTGCCCTGCCTTATCTTGTCAAGAAGCGACGGGGACCAGACGTCGATGCGCCCCCTTAGCTCGTTTCCGACGAGCTTCACCTCCGTGAGCACGCCGGCCTCGCGCTTCGAGTCGGGGGATTCCATTCCGCCGACGTTGCCGATCACGGTGTGGTCGTCGAGCAGTGGCTTCGCGTTCAGCGACTCGATGAACTCCCTCTTGGATATCTCCGACACTGGGCGATACACGTTGTATATGCCGTTCGGCTTCAGGCCGAACTGCCCGGCTGGGTCAATCTCCTTGCCCAGATACTGGCAAACGCATTCGCAGAAGAACTTGCAGTCCCTGAACGTCACGAATCCGTTCGCGTCTATCCTCTTTTTGCTCATCGTCAAATATATTACACTATTTTTTTACGGAGCGCAAGTGGGTTTATTCGGCCCCCGGAACGTCCGAGTGGTGGTTGTTCGGCTTCACGCCGCCCTTCTTTATGGCGTCGGCCTCCGCGGTGAACTTGGCGGCCCTCGCCTCCTCGTACATAATCTCCGCGCGCTCCTCGACCGTTGGCACGTCCACGTCGCCGAACGTCACGTCGAAGTCAATCGGCTCCCCGCGCAGACACGCAGTCGCTATGCGGCACGTCTGCTTGACTATCGGTATAAGCTCGTTCTTCTGGAGTATCTTCTCCTTCTGCGCGTAGAGCTTCACCTCGTAATTTCCGCTGTTCGCGAACCCCGTGAGCTGCGCCATCATGAACTTCGGTGCGGGTATGTCTACCTCTGCGCACAGGATTCCGTACTGCGCCGTCGTGAGCGGCATGCACTCCGACAGGTATGAGTCCATCTGCTTCGCGTTCGAGTTGTGCGGCACGACCCTGACGCCCCAGTTGTCGGCGTTCGCGGAGCAGTTTTTCAGGAACTTCCTGCCCCATTCGGGGTTCGCCGTCATCTTGCGGACGTCCGCCTCCATGACGAATGTCCTCTTACTCCTTAGGAGCATCGACGACTCGTTCGCGCACACCTCTGCGGAGTACAGGCGCTCGAGGATCATCTGCGGAACGGAAGGGCCCTGCCACTTGTACTGCGGCTGGTATATCTTGCTCGTCGGAACGTGTCTCCTGAAGAAGCACCACGATCTGTGGATGTTCTTGCGGTACTTTCCCTCGGAGTCGCCGTACACATACCACCTCGTTGGGACCATGTAGAACTTGTACGTGGGGTCGTTCAGCTCGCGCGATCCGTCGTCGAACGACGGAGAGAGGTAGTACGGCTCTATGTTGGACCATCCGAGGAAGGTCTTGCCGCGCAGCTGCGAGTAGTCGACGAGCGGAACGGACATGTCCACGTCCTCGGCGAAGCAGGGGACCATAACCGCCGCGCCGAAGCACCTCTTGTTGTGGTCGAACATCGTCATAGTCTCGTCGAGGTTGAACGACTCGGACGTGAACAGGTCGGTTAGCTCGGAGACGAGCTTCTTGTCCTTCTTGCCCTTCGGGGTGAATTCGTAGCCCGCGGCGACCGCGTCCTCGCCGGGCATCGTGTCGGCCTTGTTGACGAAGCAGTTCTGGTCGAACCACGCGTTTATCTGGTCGCCGAGGTAGAAGTTGCGCGCCCCGAAGTGCTTGAGCGCCCTGCCCATCGGACCCTTTAGCCCGAACAGGTGGGACGGCGGAACCGACCTGAACCCGAGCGGGATAGGTCCGTTGTACTCGACTGTCGGCTGTGACTGCGGCGCGGAGTCCGCGACAAACCTCGTTTTCTTCAACGAGCTTGTTTCACCCTTGTTGACGGGTATCTTCGCGGTCGTGTTTATAGACTCCATTATCTCGGATTCCCCGAGCTCCTCTATGGCGTCGAGATACCCGGACTCCTTCATCTCCCTGATCTTCCTGTCGACCATCGACTCGACGGTCTCATGGGAGCGCGTGCGGCTCTTTGCCTTCTTCTTGGATGTCTTTCTTGGTGTCATGGCATTACCTCTGTTCGGGATTATACAAAATCTTCGTCTCCGAAGTCAACGCCGGAATCGTCGTCGTCCGGTCCTCCGTCGGCATCATCGAATATTTCGACGTCCTCTGGCACGTTGGATTCTTCGCCATCCTCGTAGTCCTCGTTATACTCGGAATTCTGGATGTTCAGCCACTCGGAATAGCGGGAGCAGTCGGTCGAATGGTCGCCAGACGTTCCCGGTTCGTCGAGCCAGCCTCGTCCACCTGGCGCGAGTTTCGACTCGAATGACTGGTATTCGCTTGCGGCATGCGGACACCTCTCGGGGTCTATGATTATCTCGAGAAGCCCTTGCAGGTACGCATACCCTTCCTTTCGCCCGTTCGGACCCTGTTTCGGGGCGAACTCTACGGGTATGTTGAATTTCTTTCCGCGAAGTATTTCCGCCTCGGCCTTGCCCTGTGCGTCGCAGTATATTGGATCGTCGGGACAGTTGGCGGTATGCTTCTTGACCTCCCTTGCGAACGCCTCATACTTGTTCTCGCCGTTTTCAGGGAGCTCCTTCTGGTATATCTCGTCGAAAATGAACATCCTCCTGTCGCGGATATACGTCTTCTGGAACACGTTCGGGTCGGAGTACCCCCAGTCGATGCCCATGTTGAAGTACTCGAATCCGGCGATCTCCTCGTCGGTAATCTTTCTAATCGTTATGTTGTTGAAGTACTCCCCGCCCGTTCCGGTAACCATGCCGAGGTACATGTGCTTGTACTGCGTCGGCTTGTTCTCCTTCATCATCCTGATCTCGTTCAGCGCCTTCGACCCGAGCCACTTCTTCGGCATCGTGAGATACGTCGACTTGTGCGTAAGCCTGTTCGACTTTATCTTGCCGAGCTTAGCCTCGCGGTTTATCCAGTCGAAGTTGGACTTGGGCGGATTGTACGTGAGGATCGTCATGTACTCCATGTCGCCCTCCTCGTCGCAGTTGTCGCCGTTCATCTCGTCGTCGTCCGCTCCGCCACGAAGCAGCGAGGAGACGGCCTGGTCTATCTCTTCCATGTTGTGGAACTGCTTCGCCTCCTCGAACCACGCTATGGATATGTAGCCCTTCTCGACCGTGATCGAGCGTACCTTCTCCTCGTCGTCGAGCCCGACGAAGAATATCTGCTGCCCGGTGCGCTTGTTCGTGAATGTCATCTCGGTCTTGTTCGGCTCCCAGTGGAAGAGCTCGAGGCGCTTGCGCACCTTCATCATCTGCTTCCAGCACGACTTCCTGAGCGACGATCCGACCTTTCGTATGACGACTGCGTTCTTCATCTCGTCATTCTCGAGCGCGAGCCAGATTATCACCGAGGCGAAGTACGACTTGCCGCTGTTGTGCTGGACTATTCCGTTGCCGATGTAGTTGTTGTAGAACGGAACGAATATGTCGTAGAACTCACGCTCGCCTACATACTCGATTGACAGCACGTCCGCAAATGTGGTATAATAATGGCGGTTGTGTATAAGGTCATCCACATTTTGAAAGGAGTCTGAATATGTTTCATCGGAAACACTACGCGGAAGCGTGTCGCAAATCTCTCGAAGGATATGTCCTTCCAGAGAATATCGGCCTAGATCGCTGGGGCAACGTAATGCCTCGAGCCTGGAAGCGAGAAGAAGCTGAGAGGCTTCTTGAACTTTGCAGAGAAGGGTATCGCTCGTTTGAGATTGCAAAGAAGCTGAATAGATCTCCGAAAGCAATTCAAAAAGCTTTTCGTAGGTTTGGCTTTCCTGCTCTTCAAAATGTGTACCCTCGTCGCGGGTGTGACAGTCCTCAATGGAAAGGCGGGATTCACATGGGCAAGAATGGCTATCTGTACTTCCGCAGACCGCACCATCCCCATGCAAACCACGCTGGCTATGTGCCTGCCCATCGGCTAGTAGTTGAAGAACATCTTGGTAGGTATCTGCTTCCGACAGAAGTTGTGCATCACAAAGACGGTAATCCCGCGAACAACGATATATCAAACCTAGAAGTCTTCTCGTCAAACGGACAGCATCTTCGCGCGACTTTGAAAGGTGTCCGCCATAATATGACTCCCGAAGGTCGTAAGAAACTTTCCGAGCTTTCAAGAAATCGCTGGCGTTTGCATCACGAGGGCAAGAAAGTGATGCGAGTTGGTCGCCGTCCCTCAACTCACAGCAAGACAGCCAGCCCCGAGAAGTAAGGAACCTGTGCTCTGCCGTACAGGTGATGTCTCGTCCGTCGGACAGCGTCACCTTGTACATCTTCTCGGGCTCATACTTGGTGGCTGCGCATCCGTCCGCTACTACTATGCGACCGCCCTTGTCGTAGGCATACACCTCTCCGCCGCCAAAGTCCTTTGCCTTTACATCTCCGTAAGGCGTGGCTATGAGCGTATCTCCATCGACACACATTCGCCCTCCTTGCAGAAAGAGCTCGTCGTACTTGCACTTGGGTTCATCTCCCCTGTTCTCCTTGCCGTACACGAACGGGTGTATCTCGTTCCACACGGAGTTGAACGCCGGCTGCCACAGGTCAGTTAGGCTTATCTGCTTCTGCGCTGCCTGCGGCTTCTGCGGGCCGACCGTGGGCTTGGGCGCGGACTTCATCGAGTCCATAAGCTGGTCGAACATCGCGTCGGCCCTCGCTGTATTCGGCATGTACATCACTTAGCCTCCAGCGCTTGTGGTTCAAGTGGGCTTCGGGAATGCGCCACCGGAATCCCGTTCTCGTCAACGTCCACGGTCGGAAGGCTCTTGACGAACAGGATGCGCTTTATTGACCTGCTCGACTTGTTCACGGATGCGTCGTCGCCGTACTTCTCGGGCATTAGCTTCTTGAGCATGAACTCCTGCGCCTTCTGGCGGGCTATCTCGTTTCTCCCGTTTATGGCGAGCCTCGCGCTCGACTGCTCGATGAGCTGCGCCATCTGCCGCTCCGACTGCCTGCGGCATTCCATCAGCTCGGTGTCCGACTTGAGTAGCTGCTCGACCACCGCGACGGGAACATCGCACTCCTTCGCTATGTCCGCGTCGACAGGGAACTCGCCGGACACGAGCATCCTGATGATCTTGTCCCTCTTGTTGCGAGGAAGCGCCACGACTGCGTTATTCTGCCCTGTCGTCTGTTCCTGCATGGGTAAGCGACCTCCAGCACAGGCCCTTCACTACGAGGAGCTTCTGCGATATCCCGTCGAGGATTGCGTGAACCCCGGCGAACATCGTGGGCTCCTTCTTCGCCTCCTCGATCATGTACAGCCCGTCGTCGCACGCGTTGTGCAGGGCCTCTATGAGCTCGAGGTTGCTCTTGGACCTTGTGACGCCTATCTTCGCGACCGCTGCCGCGTGCATCTCCTCCTCGGTCGGCGGAAGCGTCTCCTTCATTCCGAGGTAGTACGCCTCCTTGAGGTCGTCCTCGGCGTTGCCGAAGTCTATCTTGTCGGCGAGGAGGTGGAGCGCGTAGAACCACTCGTCGTACGAGCGGTAGTGCATGTCCTTCGCCAGCCACTTTACTATCTCGATCTGTATCAGTACGTCGGTCATGATGTTTCTCCTTTGAGTGTATTATACCATATTCACGGGAGACTACGTCCTGAACTTAGGCATAGTCGGAATAGTCCGACAGGTCTACCCCGAGCGTTTCGTAGCCCCTGAGCCTCCAGCTGTTTCCGCTGTTGTGCTTCCCCGGTACCGTCTGCTGTACCGCGACATTGGGATGCGCCATCACGAGCTTCAGTCCGGGAAGCATCTTTTTCTCGAACCATTGGTCGCATATCCTCGCCTTGCGTTTTGCGATTTTCCTGTCAGCGGCAGACTCGTACAGCCAGACGATCCGCTCCATGCCCTTGCGCGAAAGCATGTAGCACGCTGCCGACCTCATCGAGCTGAACGTCGCCCACCTGGAGTCAATCGGAACGATGTCTACATCCCTATTTCCGTTTGCCTTTCCCGGAGGTATCGCGTCAAGAAGCAGTACGTCGTACTCGGGGGCGCTGTCTACGACGTCGGCGAGACTGCGTATGTCCTTGCGGAAGCGAACGTCGTCCTCGCATACGAGAATATTCTGCTCGCCGAGCTCGAGCGCGGTCTTTATGGCCCTGTAGTGGCTGACGGAGCAGTTGAAGTACCCTATGTTGTCGTCCATCATACTGGTGTGCGGCATCGCGTTCAGGAGCAGCCTGTCGAACGGATTAGGGAATCCGTACCATTTACGTACGCCGTCCACGCCGACGCGAGCCAGTTCCCTGACCGCGTACACCGTCCTCTCCGGCGTCCTTGTAAAGCATATGAGGTTTGCCGTCATCTCTCGTACTCCGACTTGGATGGATAGTTTTTCCTGAACCAGTTTAGCAGCTGTCCACCCCTAAACGCGGAGTCTGCCGTGGAGAACAGCCCCCTCGACGACGCGAACGACATGCACTCGTCGAACGACTTGGCCTTTATGTCCGACTGGATCGGCACGAACGGGGAGTCTGGGTTGTCCTTCCTGTGGAACGCCTCGAACAGGAGTATTGGCTCGAAGCCGTATATGCTTGCGCTTGCGTTCGACTTGGCAAGCGCCTCCACGTCGTCGGCGTACATTGGGTCTACCCACATGTTGGCGTGCCACACTACGTCGAGGTCCGGCAGTCCGTTCCTTCTTAGGAGCTCGCCAGTCGCCGCGAACGCCCTCTGGTATCTTCCCGGTGGCTTTCCCTTCTTCGCCTCGTACTCCTTGCACGTATAGACTGAATTGGCCTTCGCGCACCTCGGCCACTCGGCGAGGTTGAACTTGCCCGCCATGAAGTGGTCGTCGCACGAAAGCAGAAACGGCCTGTCGAGCTTCGCGTTCCTTATGCCGAACAGAATCTTGTGCAGCATGTTCCAGTGCTTCCCGCTGACGCTTACGTCGTGGCACTCTACGATCTCGGCGCGCCCTCCGACGAACCTCGGAACGTCTCCGCACACGACGACCCTGCCGACGTTCTTCGCGTTCGACGAAAGCATCCTGAGCGAGTACATCAGCTCGGCGTTGTTGTTTATGGAACCGTTGCCGACAATGTACAGCACGTCAACCTTACCCAATGTTGTTGGCTCTTGGTCCTTGTTCAT